AGCCTCATTGATAATTACAGCAATTTGTAAAATGAAACCAATAAAAAGAGATGTTATACGCCCCGAAGTATTCAAGCGTGTAACTACTGATGATTTAAGACTTGATGTTCTCACAAGTATTAAAGGAGTATCTATCAAAAAAGCCAAACTTCTTATTAAAGAGTTTGGTTCAGTGATGGAAATAGGAGAACAAACAGAAGAGGAATTACAGTTCCTTGAAGGCATTGGCTTAGTATTAGCCTCTCGCATTCTAAATACTTTAAATTCAGAAAAGAAGGTGAAAATATGAGTGATGAATATGATGAAGAATATGAAAATGAAATCTTTGAAGACTATAAACAAGTGAGTGCCGTTTTTAAACAAAGCCTTCCGGCTATTGTTCAACAGTTTCAAATGTCAGCGGCGAATATATCGCACTACAATGAAACTCCTGCGGTTATGAGTTTCTTTACAATACTTGGACAGATATGTAAAGATTTTATTGCAATTCCGTTTGAAGAGGAATATGAAGATACTAGAATACATATGTTACAAATACAAACATCTGGAACAGGTAAAACAGTATTGTCTAATTTTGTTCAACCTATTGCAAGAAGTGTTTTTGAAAAGATAAATGCTAAACAAAAGCACCCCTTTAACTTAAAAGTTGAAGTGCCACTAAAAGACGCAAATGGTAATATTGAAAAAGACGCTGATGGTAATGCCATTATGCACTATGCAAGAAAACACTTTGATGTATTTTCTGTTCAAGTAGCAACATCAGCCGCACTTGTTGGGCATTATGCGCTACAAGACGAGATGGAAACAGATGATAATGGAAACTCCCGTTTAACTGGAAAGAAGATTTCAGTTAAAATGAACGGTGCTTTAGAAGGAAGTGGTTTAGCCCATTGGGATGAGTTTGAAAGGTCTGGTATTTTTAGCCCTAATTCTCATCAAGTGGATATGGTTGTATTTTTGAATACAATGCTAAATACATTACATGGTGATTCTTGGGTAATGAAAAAGCAACTGAAAGAAGGAGATATTGTTGAGACATTTGGAGAGCGTTCTGTATTGGCTATGACTTATCCACCAACTGAATTAAGTAGAATTATGACAGAAACCGGACTACTACAAAGAATGCTTTGTTATATTCGAGAAGTTCCCGAAGCAATTCAGCATAACATACGAAAGAAAAAGATTGCTAAGTTTGGTAAGTTCAAAGACAGGCAAGGCCCAATGGATAAGTTTTCAGATGAGTTTATGAAAATGTATGATTTGGTATTAGAAAGATATGAAGAAGAATTGAAAGAAGGCAAATCAGAAATAGAAACTAAATGTAATATGATGACTTATACTGATTCAGCAAACGATGTATTGGATTTGGAATATGAGAACATGGTAGGTTACATTAATGACTGTGGATTGTTTGTAAGAGAGGTAGCAAACTTGTTTATTAACCGATTGTATATCACTACCTCTAAATTAGCAGTATTGTGTTCAATTGCTCAAGCACCTTATATTAAGGATAAATCAAAGATGTTTCATGTTACGGGGCAAAATGTTAGACAGGCAGGGGCTATCACCCGACAATGTTATATGTCATTGGTAGAATGGCTTGAACGAAGCCTAAAGGAGAAGCGAATGACCTCTCCGGTTTTCAATTCAAAGCCATTCAAGGAAAAATACGAAGAGATGGCTAAAAAGACAGAAGACGGGTGGGTTAATCGAAAGTTGTATATCTCTCAAATGTGCAAAGTTGTTAAAAAATCTAATGCTCAGGTAAATAGAGATTTTAAAGATAAAGTCCAAATGAATTTTGAACTCAAAAAACAAGGTAGGCAAAACTACATTAAACTAAAGGAAGTGAAAGTATGAAATACGAAAATATATATGTCGTTTTTGACATAACAAAAGGGCCAAAAGTAATAATTGAAACACTGGACACATACGGTGATGAAGGTTGGGAATGTTGTAGTATGCTATCAGTTGGCAATATAAACATCGTTGCTTTCTTAAAGCGAAGGATTGGCGGAGAAGAACCCGTTGATGAAGAAAGTGCGAAGATTTCAAAACTTTGGTCTAATGGTTCGTGATGCTATGTCTGTATTAGCATTAGATATTGAGACTAAGAATATGTCTCACGAAATAGGGGGATTTGGTAATACTCATATGTTTCAAGTATCAACAGTGGCAACATGGGATGGGAATACAGGAACAGTCTATGTGGATGAAACCGTTGATACTTTCGCAAAAAGCGGCCATGTTATTAAATCACTACAACAGTTAAAGTATGACTTAGACGACCATTTTCAAAAAGGTGGCAAGTTATTAGGACACAACATTGTGGCGTTTGATTTGCCTATACTTAGAGACTCTATGGATATTTATTGTATTCACAAGTATTTGAACAACGAACAATACATTGACACAAGTAAAGAATTACTTAAGGGTCATGGTGAAAGATTTCAACTCAAAAACTTAGTTAAATGCACTATGGATGACTCAAAGTTAATGGATAGTGCAGATGCACCTAAGTTATGGAAAATGGGAAAATATGATGAAGTAGTAGAGTATTGCATGAAAGACACACAGTTAGTATATGACTTGTGGGGATATGGAAAAGAGAATGGTATTGTAAAAGCCTTCTCTATTGAAAAAGAAGAATTTATAGATTTAGGAGTTGATTGGTAATGTCCACAGCAGAATGGTTTGGCCTATTTATTTTCTTGATAGTAGTTTCGCTATTATTCTTTGCAGCGTTTGGTGGTTCTAATATCACTGAACACAGCGTAGATGAATACATTAAGCGACTACTTGGGGATAATAACGAAGGCGAGCAAAAATGAGTTTAAAGCAAACTTGTAAGTATTGCGGAGAGAAAACTCTTGCGAAGCGTATATTGGGTTTCTATGTCGGGTCTAGCGACCAAAAGAAACTTTGGGAATGTAGAGAGTGTTTTGGTATTTGGAGTGTAACTACAAAGTAAAAAATATTTAGGATAGGTTGGCCTTCGGGTCAGCCTGTCCTTTTTTTTATGGATTTTTTTTTCAAAAACTAAGTTAATAGTTTCTTCGTTTTTTAATTGAGCGTGTGGTGTAATGGATAGCATTTTGGCCTTCTAAGCCGAAGATACGGGTTCGATTCCTGTCACGCTCGCCAATTAATTGAATAAATCTTCAGATAAAAACCAAAGCATCATAAACCCAAAAATAAAACTAATAGTAAAAGCAAAAAATAAAGGAATCATTAACCACACACCTCGCACATTAAATAATGAATGCTTGTCATAGCAATAGGAAAAGAAACTACTATTAATAATAATAGTGTTTTTGAAATCATTTCATTAATATTCATAGTATCACATCAACCGTCTTTAGTTATTATTGCACTCTAAGTTCAATAACCGGCATAGTATTGGTTCTTGTTCCGCCATCTCCGGTAACTGTGGCAGGATTGACAGTTCCATTAACTTTAGATTGTAAAGTAGAAGCATATATATTACTTACATATAATTTACTACCATCAGCATTCCAAGATATACCGGAAAGGAAAAATCCGTTTCCAGTGTTACTACTCGGCCACCACGGAGATGAACCGATAGTGCCATAGAAAGAAGTCAAATCAAGTGTAGTAACGAGCGTTCCACTTGTAATATCGTAAGCAGTTGATAGGTCGTATTCGTGAATATATCCATCGTGTTCAGCAAGATACATCTTAGTGCCATCGGAATTGAAAATTAAGTCAGAAATAATGTCATGTGGTAAATCAACGCTACCAAGTAATGTATCGCTGTTTTGAACTACATAATTTGTTGATGTTGAATATTGTTTAATTTTCGATTTACCATTAAGCGGAACATTTTGGTAGCCGAAGTAATACTTAGAACCATCATCATTCCAACGAGCGTATCTAATTCCACCACCTGCGTATAAAGAACTACCATTAAGAGTTACTGTTAAACTACTACCACTTTGAGAGAGAGTCCCACTTCTTACTCTATTTGCGTGATGGTCGGCAATAATTATTTTTGTTGCGGTGCTATCCAAACCAAAACCCTCACAACTGTTTATACTTAATCCCGTAGAGTTTTGTCTTACAACTGCTCCGTTTCCAGTAGAACTAATTGGTAACTTTGAAAATAATACATGTGTGCTATCAAAGTTATTATTATTACCTCTATTTGAAATATACATGTCTGTGCCTATTACTTGCATACCAGTTAGCCATGCCGAATTAGCCGCACCTGCGTTAAAGTTAATTCCTACTGCATTGTTTCCGGCAGTTTCATGTATGGCTTTAACAGAAGCCAAATTGTATAAGTCTGTATTAACAGTAACAGCATTAGCCTTTTGTTCAGCGCAAGAACCAGCAATAGCGAGATACAAACTCATACCCCCAAAACAACATAATCAGTTCCGGTTGAAATACAAGTAACACCATTACGAGCCGCTACTGCAATATCAGTTTGTGCGCCATTCATGTTATCACCCGCACCACTACCACTATTAGTTCTTAATGTAAAACCATTACCGTCATTATTGATAATAGTGAAATGAACACCTGCACCTTGATTGTCGGGGATTGTAATAACAATGCTACTCCCTGTAACAAAAACATATCTACCTGCGTGGTCTGATTCGGTTAAAGTAGTAGAAGCGGTTAAAGCAACAACAGGTAGTCTTGTTGCAAGAAGGGTTTTAGTTGGGGCTACTACTAAATCATCATTTAAAATAGTAGTTCCTGTTACTTCCAATGTTGACGCAATAATAATATCATCTGCTAATTTATCACTATTAACTGCATCATCGGCAATATGTTGTGTTCCAATTCCATTATTTTTAACCCGCAGGGTATCGCTATTTGTTTCAATAGTAGAATCATCTACATTTACTGCTATTACTGCACTTGAAGCAGTAAGACCATCACCCGCAAACAAAGTTGCTATGTCATCAATTGACTCTTTATGTATGCCATTGTCTCCACTGTCATTAAATGCTATTGTATCTCCACTCGCAATTGCTTCAGCAGTTAAATTATTTATATCTAAACTTAGGCTTGGTGTTCCAGTTGTAGCACCACCCGCCAAACCACTATTAGAAGCAGTTGTAATTCCTTCAATATCACCACTACTTGAAGAAACAGCCGCCCAAGTTAAACCACCTGCCGCACCACTTTGGGCTTGTAGAAAATATCCGTTTGTTGGTGTATTAGAAACTTTAAGGTTGTCTTCATCAACAACATTAGAAGCAATAACAGTAGCACCATCGGCACTAGAAGTAACTTCGCCTGTATGGTTGGGGTGTTCATATTCTCTATCAATAATTAAATATCCATTAGTCAAGGAACTTCCATCCACTGAAAAAGAATCACTTATTGCATATAACATTACAGATTCTAGAGGTCTTAATTTTAAGTTGTTTACATCGGTTTGTCTATAATCCTCACCAACACGGTTATCCTCAAATTTATCCGAGGATTGAGTAGTTACTGTTAAATTAGAAGTATCTACATTTTTAATTATAATAACTCTACTTTCAATAGATACCGCCGCAGGTAGAGTAATGGTGTTACTATTACTAGAAGCATCCACTACAAGCAAAGAAGTGCTTCCATCATATTGCGTTACTCCCGAAGCACCTAAAGCCAATGCATTTTCTATTGAAACCAAACCCTCCACTACTAATAATTCTGGTTGAGCAGTTAATGTTCCGTCTCCATCGGAAGTTAGAACTCTATTAGCACCATCATTAGCAATAACTTCTGTTAAATCTAAATTAAGAGTAGTGGCGGCGGGATTATCCAAACCAGCACTTACGGTAATTTCTGTCAAATCTAAATTAATAGTAGCGGAATATGCTCCACTAGCAGTATTCGCTTCCGAAGCAATACCAATACCTGTTCCATCGGTTAAATCAACGCCAGTAATATCTCCTTGGGGTGCTAATGCGTTAATTTGAGCAACTGTAACTGATTTAATTACATCGGAAGCATTTGCGTCTTGAATAATAACTTTATCTGAACCATCTGCGGCGGGAGTAACACTCCCTATGCCGGAAATAAATAAACCGTCACTAGTTCCAGTAATTGAACTTACTTCAGTGTAAGCATTAGAGTTTTTATAAGCAATACTTACACTGTTTTCTGTTTTATCTGTTGTCAAATATTGAACATTTCTTGCGCCACTACTTGTAGTTGATGAGTATTCAACAATAGCAATAATAGTATCTCCCGAAGTATAGTCGGGAACTTTATTTGCGGCTGTTGGTTTTCTTATTAGAATGAAATTATTTTCATCAACTACAACAAGATGATAACCTTTATCGTATGTTGTAATTAATTCACTTGCATTAAATGTAAATGATGCAGAAGTTGTTCCTGTTTTATATTGAGCAACATATTTCTTTCCATCTCTAAGGTATGTTCCTGCTGATACTGCGACTGTTCCACCATTAGCCGTTGATTGAGTAATATCAAAATCATTTGAGTTGTTCTTAACTACTAGGTTTTGTCTTGCCATTTGAGAAAGACCTTTGATTAAACCAGTATGAGGAAAATCAGAAGCGTCAGTAATTCCGGCTAAAGAACCACCTTGTCCCATTGTTGAAATTTTGTGCGGGTTATTTTCTACCATTTTATTCCACCTCTAATACTAAAAATATTTCTATTTGTTCATTTGCTGCAAACGGGCCAACTCCTTCAAATGCTACTCTTGATAACATAAATGCTGCGGCATCGTCAAAAGAATCTCCCGAATCATCTGCGCCAAAACTTGCTTCTCGAATAACCTTACCTGTGATATTTGAACCTTCAACGGATAGTTTTATCTCAACAACATTATCATCGGAACGAGTTGCTACATATTGAGAAGGAGTAATATTTAAGGGAACATCTAAAGCAGTTGCGGCAGGACTTGTTGAATTGCCACCTAATCCTAAATCAGCAGAACCTTGATTTGTTCCATCAATTAATTCAACAATGTAAGCCGCAAGTTTGTTTCGTAATAAGTCAGTTATCAAAATTCTTCCTCCACTAAGTCAGTATAGGTGATTGATGCGCCACTTGTAAATCCAAGTGGGGTGCTTCCGGTATTTAACGCTGTCGTGAAACCAAGTGTAACTCCGCCAGTAGTGGTTCTTTTACGAACTAATAGGCGCATTGGTTTAATTTTAATCGAATCTAAGAACCCAAGACCGATGTTTGATTCATTAGATTTAGCATTTTGTTGAGTTTGGGCGGTGTTTATATCAATAGCCAATTCTGAAAATCTATCTTCCATCTGAGTATTATATTTTCCTAGTTCCAATTCCATTAAACCTGTAAGAGCATGGGTTATTTCTAGAACTAAATATTGGTTTCTAGGAATGTTTTCTTGTTTTATTTCCACTTCTACTATATCTCCGACCTTAAGTTGGCTTATATTAGCATGGCCTACTGTTACTCTAAGTTTGGTATTATCTCCAGAATGTAGTCTAAGAAGTTCCTTTGCTCTTGTATCTACTTCTTCTTGAGTGGTTAATTTTCTTTCAAACACTTTTAGTGATTTTCTACCTATTTTGTTAATGCTTCTCATATCTCTTCTTTTAGACTTATGTGATTTTCCGTGAACTATAATTTCATTGTATTCTTCAAAGGTGCTATCTAATAAATCGTATTCATATATTCTAATGTCTCCATTATCACTAATGAGTAGATTAGTATAAAAGTCAGAACTCTCTTTGTTTTTAATTGTGAATGTATCTTCTGTTTGAACTAAAGTTTTATCTTTCTTTTGCAATAAGAAGTTGATTGCTTCAAACAAACTCACCCCATCAAAATTAGGTGCTAAAAATAAAGGATAGTCCTCTCTTGTTATATCAAAAGAAGTGTTTTGTTCTTCAAATAACTCTTCTATTATATCTTCAGTTTCATTACAAATACTTACAACAGAACCAATCATAGCCCTTTTAGCATTAGTATCAATAGGAGATTCTCCACCAACTGTAATTGAAGTAATTTCGGAAACAGAAACTACTCCGAGAGTTTCTTGTATAGTATCAAATGAAATAGTATTCCCTATTACATTCCCTCCTTTTTTAACAAAGGAAAAATTAGTAGAGTAAGTATTATTTCCATCACTTACGCAAAAATTACCATTTTTGTTTTCTAACATATCGTCTAAACTTGCGGCTGGAACGATGTTTCTTTTTTGCCCAGAAGCATTTTCAATATCAATGACAACATACATTGAAAGAATACCCTCATTATTGCCTTGTAAAGTTCTATCTCCCGTTGCTTTATGTAAAGCATAATTATTAGTTTGCTTATAAACATCATTAGCATAAGGCATTTTAGTGTAAGAGGAAGAAAGAGTATTCAATTCTATTTCCTTTGGGCTAAAATCATATGTGCAAGTGTGATTAGGTTGTAATATTCTATACCACGCGTTTGCTGTCAATTGTAAGTCAGTTACTATAATATGGGTTTCTGT